GTTTATTTTGGAAAGGGCAAAACCCGCAAGTCCTATAACCGCTCCATATACTGGAATTGCAGCACCTATTCCACCAAAACCGCTAAAACCCATTCCTTTACCTGTGCCACCGCCGCCTCCGCCTACGCCTTTTAATCCTTTTATAGCTCCCGTAAGTTTGTTTTGACTGGAAACCACACGCTTTGTTTCTTGCGCAAGAGCTTGATTTGTTTTATTGAGAAGGGCGGTCGATCCATCGAGACGACGAATCGCAGAAGGAAGTTCTTTTGTGGATTTATCAGGTTTTGCGCCCTTCTGAAAGTCTTTTCCGGCTTTAGAAAGGGCAGAATTTAATTTTTTGAGGTGATTTGAATTGTCTTTGACTGCTTTGTCAAAGCCTGACGGGAACCCCGCTTGACCGCCCTTTTTTTGTTCAAAAGGAGACGGCTTAGAGGGTGAACCCTGTTTTTTAGACGCCTGAATAGCTTGCTGCCGACCAGCCGCAGCCTTTTTACCCAGAGCGCCATATTCAAATTTTATTTTATATTCAGCCATTTTTCACGATGCCCTTTGCTTGAAGCATATCCCAAAGTTGTAGTTTTTGTTCATCGCCCGGCGTTTTTGCTTTTTCAACTATTTCTTGTGTGCTTTTTTCTTCTTTTATTCCGAACTCATCATTGAGTTGTTTTTTCAAATTTATCTTTTCAAATTTCAGTTTTTCTTTTTTCTTTTTGATCTCGCTTTCGTTTTGCATTTTCGCAAGTTCTTTTTCGTTATCAGTAAGTTGTATATCGTCAATCGTCATTGTATCGATATCGTTTTTCTTTTTAATATACGAACACTGGTGTCTCCAGTCAGGCATGTCTTGAATATTACCCATAAGGTAACACACAAAAATCCGTTGTTCTTCGAAAAATGTTTCCGGGTTTACACCGACCGGAAACATTTTGAAGTGCTTAATAAAAAAACCGTCAACAAAGTACCTATTCTCTTGTGCCGCTTTCAATAGGTCTATTTTTTTTTAACATCGCTTCAATCGCGGTTGTATGTTTCCTGATTTCACTTGCGACTTCGTGTATCAGATTTATATCATCCCATTTTATACAGGATTCATTTGAATTTAACTCTTTGGGAAACTCCTCGACACAAGTATCGACAATCGCAATGCTTTCAAAGTAATTGAACTCGTCGGCAGTAAGTAAGTCGATAGAGTTTCCATTCTGATATCTCATGCGTCTTTGCGTGATGGAAACCCTATCGAGCGGAGAAATACATCTGATTTTAAAATTCATACCCTGAATAGTAACGTTTTTGAACTTTTCATCTTCGAGTGTTAAGAGATTCATTTGTTCTTGTCCTTTTTTCTTATTTTAAAAACTTAATTTATAACCATTTATTACAATTATACGATAATAATAACTTTTTTTTGTCAATAACAAATTTTTGTTGTAATTTTAGACCAAACATACTAGATGGTTAGCATGAATATAGATACTGAAGTAAAATTGTGTTTATGTGGTTGCGGTCAACCTGTCACGAAACGAAGAAATGGAACCTATAATGATTACGTAAATCATCATTTTATAGGAGTATTGAAACCATCTCAAACGCAGTCTTTTAAAGACCGTATGACGGGTGAAAATAATCCATCTAAAAGACCAGAAGTCAGGGCAAAAATATCTAAAGCCGTAACTGGTAAAAACACCGGTGATTCAAACCATATGCGTCAAGACAAATACAGAAAAATGTTTTCTGAAAAATTTAAGGGAGAAAATAATCCCATGTTTGGCAGAAAATTGTCTGAAGACGCAAAAGCCAAATTAGTAGCAGCTCGTCAAAAATCACTTCCAGATTCAGAGGAAACAAGGCGAAAAAAAGGTGCTAAAGTCAAGGGTGTTCCAAAATCTGAAGAGCACAAAAGAAAAATATCAGAAACCTTTAAAACAAAAAAAATATCTGACGGAGAAAACAACCCTTTCTGGGGCAAAAAACATTCTGAAGAAACGGTTATGTTTTTATCACATAAAGCAAAAAGAGAACATGGAATATTTGAAGACGATCCCCGCTGGAACGAAATAATAAGTCCTTTAGGAGTTAGAATAAGGGGTTCTGCTGAATATGATCTTTGGAGAAAAAGCGTCTTTACAAGAGATGATTATACTTGTCAAAAATGTGGGAAAAGAGGTGGTGGAGTTTTACAAGCTCATCATTGTAAAACCAAATTTGCTGAAATATGTAAGAAAAACAATATTATAACAATAGAAGAAGCCAGAAATTGTTTAGAATTATGGGATATAGATAACGGAATTACATTATGTAAAAAATGTCACAAAGAGATACACAGTATTTAAAAATGTATACCTCTTTGTGATTATTAAAATTAACTCGTCTGACTCCCCGGCAAAATTTGCCTCGCACGCCATTTTGTCTGTCTTGTCATTAACGAACCTTGCGCAACAGTCAGACTTCCGCCGCCGTACTTCGCTCCGATAATAGTAAACAAAATCTGAAGAGTATGAACATCGATACCCGTGAACGTGTAAAGCCCTGCCGAGTTAATGTTGTTATTTCCGTCAGCTTGCCAGCCCGGAATCGCAATAGCTTCAGGAATGTCCGCGCCGCGAAGCAAGAACGTTCCCATTGTCATATTACAGTCATATCCGAGAGAAACAAGGTTACGAAAACCATAGTAACCGAGCGTTTGAATACCTTCAAGCATATAGTCTTCGTCAACATTCAAATCAGTGCTGTACGCCAGCACCTGATTATCCTGCATAAGAAAACAGTCTATCCCCGAACCAACGGGGCCTTCAGCCTGTCCAGCCGTTCTAAATGGCATGAGAGACCTCCTTTATTGTGTTATACGTTTTGTCCGGGGACAATGAACGTGAAATCGTTAAAAATAAATCGTGGTGTTACACTCATAGTGAGTGTCGCAGTACACTGCCACTCTTCGCCGACCTGAGTAAATGTTACATTTGAAAAAGCCAACTGACCGTCAGGACCGTCTGTTATCCATCCCTTTACATCTCTGTAAGATGGAAAAAGAACAGTGGTAATCCAGTTCTGAATTTTTGCGATAATCACAGAATTGGCAACAGTCGCAAGACCTCTGATTTGCTCAGTTGTTTGATTCTCAAAATCTTTTGTGATAACATTGATTTCATACTTAACCGCAGGATTGGTCAAAGTCACCTGAGATCCTTGCCAAGTAGTGTTATTGCACACAATCTCAAACTGAGAAGCATTGTTTACATCAAGAGTTTTCTGAATAAATGTTGCCCCGGCTGCCGCATAATCCTCTTGATCTTTCAGTGAAATCTCAGGAGTTGAAAGCACATTGAGTGATTTGAAAACGACATCCATACCTACGCTGTTTGCATAACGAAGTCCGGCGATCAGTGCGTACATATAATACGGTGCAAAATCAGTAGCGGGAACCACTTTATTTACATAGTCGTATCGTTTGAACGGACTCACGCAATATTCCATATCAGGGTTATTAAGTGATTTCATTTCAGCAATTCGAGTAGTTTTACTATTTGTCGTTGACCCGCCACCCGAACCAGCTTGACGATATTTTTTAATCTTAACAGAATTCATTCTTGAAACATGATCAGATACAAGGGCTTTAATAGTTTCCGAACCAGACATTGCCACAATGTTATTGACATTGTAGTTTTCAAGTTTGACAAGAGCCGCTGTCCAGTCCGCAGTGGTAGCCGCTGAAACGGTTCCGCCAGTGAGATATTGAAATGCTGTCATGTTGTCAATCGGTGTTCGTGCCGCACTTGCATGAAGGGTAGCTGTACACTGTTCAGTCGAGTTCAACAAGCGAATAATTGATTCGACAATACCAACACATGGATACGCCGCTGTTTTGATATCCTGCGCCGTTACCGCATCAAATACTGTTGTTTTCTCATCGCTTTGACCAGTGAGCGTACAGGTGTAATTTCCCTGCTCATTAATGTAATTGATAAGTGATCCGAGGTCTTCGTAATCAGCAAGAGTAAGCGAAAGATCTGAAGCCGTGTCGCCGGTACAAGTAGTAGCCAGAGTTGTACCGTTAATAGTCATTGTTGCCGCAGAACCGGAACCAGTATACTGAATAGAAAAAAGATTCAGTGTAGTATCATCCTGCTTAATAACCTGAGCACCTTTGTAAATCACTTCGACAAGTTTACCAGTGTTTGAGCCGGAACTTACCTTTACCGCCGCAGTGTTGCCGTCAACACCCCACTTATTCCAAGCCACATCAACAATAGAAGCCGCGCTTGCGGTAAGTTCGGTGTCAGCCTGAGTCATTTTATTGACAACTACGCACCAAGCCTCTGAAGGCGTATTGAATCTGACATCTTTTGTCGGTGTCAGGTAAAACTCTGCGCCGTAATACAAATCGCCACCGCCGAACACATTGAGCGCCTGCGCCTGTCCTTGCACTACATTGAGTATGTCTTCGACATCCGTATACGCATCATACGGTACTCCGCCTCGAGAGGCTTCACCCATGATTATTACACGCCCGGTCGCACCACCGGCCCCCTCGTCTGCGGGGAAAGACCGCTTCGTATAAGAACCGGGGAGAATTATTTTTTGACCGGCGAAATCGTAATATCTTGCCATATCTTTTTCTCCTTATTTCTTTTCAGTTTCACTGAAAAACTTTTGTATTTCTTCGTCCCACGATTCTTTTGACTTTTCAGGATTCGTATTGTCGTGTCGCATAAACCATTTTAATAGAACCTTGTCGAGGTTCCTTTGCCGATTGTGATTCGCAAGGTATGTTTTAAAATTCATTTTCGGTTCATCATTCTGGTAATTTCGTGCCATCGTCTGCCCCCGGAACAGTATAAGTGAAATCAGCACTGAAGCTATCCGCACTTATATTCTGTTCTGTATATACAATATAATTACTATAAGTATTCACAAATGTCAAGGAATATTCGGTCCCGAACAAAACCCGTCCATAATTAAAATTGGTGAGTCCTTTGGTCGTTCTGAATTCTCCGAAACGAATAAGCGAATTATCGCTTACCGATCCGCGTAAAAAAGAAAGGGTAGAGCTTAACACGTTTCCGAGACGAATATCATCATCAGGTGTTTCACTCCAAAGAGAAATATTCACTTCATCTTTCTGATTCCATGTTGTTTTATTGTAAAAAATCTTTCCTGTTCCTATACGCCGATACGCTGCGATAATAGTTTCAATCTGAGCCTTTGATATCAGCACATCATTTTGGATTTCACGTACTGTTTTATTCTGAAACCCTTGTAAGGCTTCGATAAAATCAGCGTCAACCAGTCCTGAAGACGGTGATTGTCCGAGGGTAAAACCCTCTTCCGGCGCACTTCCGGGAGTGACGCTTATCGCCGGTAACTTGCCGGATCTCAAATAATCAGCCGCTCTATTGCCTTCAGGATTGATCTGATTTGCCATAAGAGTGACCAGAGGGTGCTCTTTTACGACATTAATCAGCTCAATTTTGTTATTCGTAAGTCCCTTGATATCCCTGAGCGCAAGCTCTGTCTCAATTTTATCAATGGTGTATTCAATAGGATTTACGGTATA